ATTATCCCTTAAGGTCTGGAGAGTACAGCATGATAACTAATTTATCTTGTCCAAAATGTTACTCATTTGTAGAAGTTTATTTACCAAGAAATGCCTACGATTGAAATACCTGATATAAGTATTCCTGAGATATATATACCAAACGTACCAGAGCCATACAATGCCCATTATTTACAGATAGCAAAGCCACCTGATATTGATGTTCCTGGTTGTACATATCAGCATCGTGATATAAAAAATACTGGTAATCGTAATTTGTTATTAGATGATCCAAATGGTGTATTTACAACGTGTGATTTTCCGTTTCCTAGTTTTATTCCTCTTGACTATACACCTGAGAATCTCGTCATTACAGAAGAAGCACCTGTCAGTAACGAACCACCGCCCTTGCCAGAAACAGAGCAGCCAAAGATTCCTGATTTACCTAAACCACCCCCACCAGATTTTCCTCCCTGCCCTGGCAAAACTGAACAAAGAGTAGGAGACTTTCGTAACGATAAGCGATTGGAACGTGTTATAGGCCACGAAAGAAGCGAAGATGGTAGTAAATGTATAACTCTCTATGAGGACGTTGCGTTCATTGAGCAATACATACCTGGCCCTGCACAGCTTATTAGTACTGCTGCTATTGCTACTGTTGCTGCCACTACTCCATTACTGCTTAATATTGTCAAACCCCTAGTAAAAAACCTGGTAAAGAAGCTTACAAAGAAGAAAAAAGAGGATGTAAAATAAAAAAACCCTATTCGACATGGCGATGGATAGGGCGTCTAGGTAGGCAAGTTTCAACCCGTGCTTGTCTACTGCTCTAATTTATGAGTATGTGGGATAACTTGATTTGGTGGAATGTTAACAACAATATCTTCACAGGTAACAGCACTAGGGGTATTAGGTTTAAAGGTAACACCTAATCTCGCCTGAGCCGCACATTGCTCAAGACGATAAAGACTGATTTCCATTTTAGTTTTCTTTATAAGTAATCTTTGAGCTTCGATATTTACTGCTGTTGCCTCATGGCAAAGAGCAGGTGACTTACCTAACGGAATATTTAATTGTGCAGATATTCCATAATTTAAATTAAAATTATCTTTTTCAAATCTAGGTATCTCTGAATAGTATTTGATCTCTCCAGTATCTTCGTCATATATGGGTGTTCTAGTCACAGTTTCTTTAGGAAGTGCGAAAGACCAGCTATCTGTTATATAGGGCGTAATTGTAAGACTAGGTGAAGCACAAACTATTCCCTGACTCATTTTGTAAGATGGCATGGCTGATGGAGTTATCATCGTTGCATTATTATTAACTACCCCTTGGGCGTTACTGCTCGGAGATGCAACTGTAGTATTAGCCAAAACCCTTGCAGGGCAAAGGATTATAGCTATTGCCCAAACGTAGTTGTAGTTTCTGTGGTTGTGCTTGTATTTATTTGACGAGTTATGGTTGTTGTCGTATCCAGCCCTGGAGTTATAAGTGTTTCTTGCAGAGAAAAGGCTGCTCCATCGTTTGTTATTGACCAGCGAGGTATAGCTTCTAAGTTTGGTGAAGTCCAATGAAAGTTTACTCCTCCAACCGTTTGTTCATTCGTAGTCGTAGGAGTAGGATTGATATATCCCGTTTCAGATTCGATATTATGTCCTGATGCTGAGTATGAGTATCCAGTTCTGTATTGATGGCTGGTAATCGTTTCATTAATTATCTGTTCTGATGTACTTGTAGTCTGAGAAGTTCCCGTGCGAAATTGTGGAACTACAGGAACAGCAAGTGTTCTTATAGGTAATGCTAATAAAACCAGCAGCCAAAGTCT